ACTGTAACATTATCATCTACACTATAACCATTGCCAGGATTCGTCATAGTATACCCAGTTACCATACTATCCAGAGTAAACGTATTTGTTCCATCTGTAACAGTTTCATTCGCAACAAATGTTCCGACAACTTTAGAAAGATATATTGTTGATACTTCAAAAGCACCGATCTGTTCTTTAAGAACCAACTCAACGATTCCTTTTGAACCAGAAGTTCCACCAGTAATTGTTTGACCAGTAAAATCAAATATAGATGAACTACCACTAGTATCAATACATCTTAGAATTTTATCTTTAGTATACCTGCCGTCTGATACACGAAGCATATCAACAGATGGATAATAAAATTCAATTTCTTCTTGATACAATAAACGAAATAAAAACTGGAAAGATTTCTCACTACCTTTAGAACGATAGAAATCACGGAGCCGTTTTATTACATGAGGTTTATTTGAATTAGCAAATACAGCCTCTGGAATATCTTCAGCAAATTGTGTTTTGAAATATTGTAAGAAATCATCTACTGTCTTATCAATATTAAAATAATTATCTAAACTACCAATAACCTCATACGGTTTACCAACCTGTTCAAGATACTCATAGTAAGCTTTCATAAATGCTACAAACGTAGCGTGATCTTGTTTAACAAAATCTGGTAACTGTCCTTCTACAAGAACTGATATTCGTTCATCAAACGAAGGATGTATTGGGGTGTTTAGATTACTTGCCATATTAGACTATTGTTTCTGCAACCATTGTAATTGCAATAGCTGCTGTATCAAAAGAATCGTAAGTTATAACTTGTTCTCGTAATGGTATAATATCTGAATTATTAATTTTTGGTGTTACTGTCATTTTAATATACGTCTTTCCATCAGTTATTGAATATGGAGTAAAACTATTTAAAATAATTTTACCAGTATCATAATCTATAGTACCAAGATTCTGTGAACCATCTAAAAGAGTCATATATACTGTTGGAATATCAACAGCAGCACTATCTGTTGCACTAGTATAAGTTGACCTTACCAACTTAACAATACCAAGACTATCATCAATTAATGTATATGTATATCCATCACTCGCAGTAAATGCCGTACTTGTTAAAGATCCTTTAGTAATAGCATTACTAAATTCCATAGTATATGTTGCAGCTACTTCTAATGTTGTCGGTGCAATTCTCATTTGATACTTAATAACTGTCTTACTATTTCTTATCGAACTATTAGTATTATCTATTGTAGAAGTCAATACTGAATATCTAAACTTCTGGTCAAATTTTTCCAAACTATCCTGAATATAATTTTTAACTGACGTACTGATATTTGTTTTCAAAGTTGTAGAATCTGTTAACAAAGTAACAGGATCATAATTGACAGTTGCATCAATTAAGAGATAATAAAAAATAGGATCAACAATCTCTGGTATTACAGTCACAACATTTGTCTTTTTCAAAATAGTAGTTTTAATTGCATCTTTAGTAGCAGCACTAAAAGATGTATTCCCTGTCGGTTTAACTGCTATGTAAACCTTTCCATATACTGCTGGACTTGCATCTTCTCCACCATAAACTGTTATTGATTCTATGTCAGCTCTTTCAGATAACAAGATTGCTTTATAATCATCTTTAGTTGTTGCTCGTTTTTGTGCTTGATATAATTTTGGTGCAAGATGTTTCAATGATGTAATTGTCTGAATCTCTGCACCACCTATTGCATCTGTTGCTGTAGTCAATGTATAATCAGCAGATGATAAACCTGCAACAGTTCCACTAGCAGTAAATGCACTTGCTTTATTTGCGATGGTACCTTTTGTTACCATATACTCTATGAAAATAATATTCCCATCTGATAATTGTTTACCGACAGCACCATCACCAAAAATTAATTCATATTTTTTATCTTCGACTTCTTGCAAGAAATAAACTTTCTGATTGGATGTTATTGTTGTAACATCTAAAGAATTTCCATCTGTGTATGTAGCCACTGTAGTATCAGATGCTGAGTTCTGTACTGTAATAACAATGGTTGATGTATCAACATTTGTATTTGGAATAAGAAATCGTTGAGTTGTATTAGTAGAATCAACTGTATATTGTTTAGTAAGAATCTTTCCTTCTTTAACTTCAACATTAGTAGTTGTATAAGTTGATGCAATTGGTAATATAGTTGTTGATTTTGTTGTAGCAAACGTATAACTTATTCCATCAATACTTGAAGTAAATTTTGTATTTTTTTCAATCGTCAATGACGTTGGTGAACCACTTGGAGTAAAAGTAAAATTTAAATATGCTGTTGCACATTTAGCAGATGTTGGAATTACGTTAAGATGTTTTGCATGAGATATTACAGATTCACGGAGAGCAGAAGAATCCAAAAACATTTCATTACCAAGCATGTTTGCATAGTAACCCATGTAATGAGTATTGTATGCAAGTAAATCTATAAGCACACTCATACCACCACCTTCAAAATCATAATCAGAAAACGTATCCTGTGCTTTTAAATATGTTTTTAAATTTGATTTAATAGTATCAAATTCTAAATCTGTAATTGTTAATTTATTACTTGCCATTTATCGTAATCTCTCTAAGAAAAATTCTAAGGTTACAGGAGTAGGGACATTGATCGGTTCAAACTTGATTCGTATATAGTATCCGTTTTTATCAATATCTCCTAACACACCAATATCTATTAATCTTGCTCTGGGTTCAAAATTGTTTAGTACTTGTCGTATCTCTGATTGAAGAACAGCTGCTGTTGTTGGTGAAACCAAGTCAAATAATAATCCAGTAATCCCACTCCCAATCTCTGGGTGGAATGGCCTCTCAAATGGATTAGTCATTATCAAATTTCTTACGGATCTTTTAATGGCTTCAACATCTCGTTTGATGGACACATCTTTAGTTACAGGATGCTTAGTAAAATCCAAATCCAAATCACTCCATGTTCTAGTATTTGTCTTTAATGCTTTAGTATAAATTGCCATATGTTTTAGCTTGTATCGGTTTTAAAAATTTGTTATTATGGTTATGTGGAGTCGTTCAATAAATAATTTCAACTATCTTCTTTTACCTTGTCCTCTATACTTTTTCCAGCTTATTCTTTTCTTCTTGTTTTTTGGCATGCTTCGTACTGAATGGCCAATTGAAGTCACATGCTTTATTTTATCTCTCTTATTTTTAATAACTTGTTGAGCCATAATATTACTCCTATATATTTATAATACTAATAAACAAATATACCTTCTGGTTTATCATAATCAACATCGACATGAATAAAATCTTTGTGTACTCCCATCCTTTTAAAGTACTTTCCAAATAACATAATCAAGTTCATCCTAGAAGCCATATCAGTACATCCTACATCTGCAGCTAGACCTGTTATATGTGAAGAAGTATCACTACTCCCAATAGACCGATTATGATCCAAGCATCGGATCCCACTATTTATTCTCATTGAATGTCCATGCGTAACTCGGACCTTTTCTAATTTGTTTACCAAATCAGAACTGATCTCACCTGTACCACAACCACATTGACAATCAAATTCTTTTGAATTAAAATGATCTGTAAGTTTCATTTCACCCTCCTACCTTAATTTTTTGTCCGCCTGTTTCAAAACATAGTCAGGACGCTTATCAATAAATTCTTTTTCTTTCCCAGACTTGTTTTTCATAGTAAGTTCAAACCCCTTACTAGTTAAAATAAATTCTTCAATTTCCCAACCTTTCTTTTTCATTGACAGGATAGGTTTTTCATCATCCTTCTGTAACATACCAATCTTGACAGCTGCTTTAAAATCAAATCCCTTTTGAAATGCTTCATCCAAACCTTCCATATCACGGACCCAAGATTCAACTTTAATCCACTTCATAGCTTTACCTTTAGAACCCTTCTGTGCATCTGACCATTCTTTATCATCATCAAAAATAGAAAATTCACCATGCTCCAAACTGTAACCCAAGACTTCTCCAACATCTAAAGCTTTCAGCATATGACCTGCCTCTCGTTTTACTTTAGGATCTTTCATATCCTTCCATTTTTTTATACCTTCTGCAAATTCATCAAATGTTTTCAATTTATTTCTCCTTTTATTGGTTAACATTATGTTTTATGTGTATGGGGTTTCCAATCAGATAAAACAAATCGTCTATTTGAATTAACAGATACTTTTAAAAGAGTTAGCAAATCTCTACTTGCAAGAAACTCACTCATAGCTTCTGTAGTCAAACCTATTGGGACATTCTTGTATGTCTTATTATTAAATTCTATTTCAACAAAAATAATCGGTCGCTTTGATGCAGGTTCAGCATCTGCGTGCATCGGGTGTGACCAATCAACTAATTTATCTACATATTTATGTCCGTTTAATTCCCACTTAACTGCTTTACCTTTGACTTCTACCTTGTCAACTTTTTTCAAAGATGCATTTGATCCATTACCAGTATCCATCTTGGCAACAAATTTTCCACAACCCTTTACTGTGATTTGTTCCATCCAACCACATTCAGTAAAGGATGATAGAGTTCTGTTTGAAGGCCACCTTAAATACTCTATGATAGTTTCAAAGATGTCGTTGTTACTTCCAATCTTTTTTAATTTCTGTGGTACTTTAGTAATATCATAGTTGTGATAGTTTGCAGCTATCCCAGGTGAACCATTACATTCCAAAATAGAAATGACTCCATCAATGATACAATGATCGACACCAACTAAAGTTCCACCAACTGCTCGTGCAGCTTGTTTAATAACTTCTTGTTCCTTGTCACTAAGTTCATATGGTTCTGTCGTTGCACCCAAATGTGCATTAGAACGAAAGTCACCCGTAACACGATTCCTTCTTGTTGATGCAAGAATCCTTCCACCGAGTACCAGAGTTCGTACATCAAATTCCAACTCCAGATATTCTTGAATCAAAAGGTCTGCCTGAAATTTTCTCAATGATTGAATAACAGAAACCATTGATTGCATATCATTAACTATCGAAACACCAATGCCCTGTGTACCAGATAGAGTCTTTATAACTATTGGAAATTTACCACCTACTCTTTTGTGTGCATTGTCCAATGCCTTATCAGTTGGAATCAATGCCGTCTTTGGAATAGGAATATTATTCCGAGAGAACGTAATGTAGGCAGAAAACTTATTATCACAAACCACGACTGAGTTCAGGTCATTTACCATGAAACAACCAGACTCCTGAAATGATTGTAAAAGTGCTTTACCTATCTCTGAATTTTCACCCATGAATGCACCAGCTCTTACAATAACAATAGTACGATCACATTGAACATTCAGACTTTTACCAGTACCCTCATGGTTCATTATCTTCATGGTCTGCAATTCCATATCGTAATCTGCAACCCACGCTTCACCAACAACAACTTTATTTGCAGTCTGTTTTAGTTTCTTAGCTGTCTTTAAAAAATGTCCAACAACCAATTCAGGATCTTCGGTTTTTGCACCCGTAAGAAGTATGATGTCTATATCAGTCTGATCTTCATCAACATCTGAATATCCATCATCGTTGGTTTTTGGAATGCCTAGTGCTTCTTTAAAAGTTATCATATATCTCGTTCAAAAAATGTAGTTGTAGTAATATTATTTATAAGACTTCTGAAGTCTTAATTGACCATTCGCGTCTGATAGAACCTACATGTTTTGAAGTAACAAAATTTTCAATATGAATATTCCTTTTAGGTCTTGAGTATCCATAGGCAAACCCCTTCTCAAATTCTAATAAGTCACGTTCATTGAAACGATAACTTACCGGATACAAATGTCTTGCACAAAACTCAAACAACCATCGGACCCAGGAACTGGTCGTTTCACTATTACCCATGGTAAATCCAATTACCATAGCTTCATCTCTATTCAACATTCCACGATCCAACAGGATGTGAATAATGTCATGGTTATAAAGATCAATTGCACCTGTCAAACTGATAGGACTTTTTGGATTTTCAATCAACCAGACAAACCAATGAATTTCAGATTGGCTTTTATAACTATCTCTGCTCTTCCATTTTCGTATGGCCGCTTTCAACTTCATTTTACTTCACCGGGTAAGTTGTTGATTTCATTGCTATTCTAAGTTGTTGATTTCATTGCGGTTACTATGTCGCCCGCTGACAAATAAGGACACAAGCCAAAAGGATCCCATATTAAAAATCCTGCTGCTAGAATAAGCCAGAACCATTTATAGACAATCCAGCGTCTGTAAAACATACTATTTGAAACAACATTTTTTACTCTTGTAAACATTTTTGATCTCCTGCGATTACTGATATGAATATTTATAATACTTATCCAAAAACGTCAGAAAAATATCCGCGGGAGCTAAGTGTATGTATTTAAAAGAGTTACCGTGCCAAAGTATTGGCATACGCTAAGTGTATGTATTTAAAAGAGTTACCGGATTTATTTTTGAAAAAAACTTGTGAAGCACCCGCAAAATGCGTAGCTGTAACTTGTTGTAAACAAAGGGGTTATTATTTAATTTGACAATGGCTGGCATATACCCTATACTATAGATAATGAAAAACAAGGAACAAAACCAAATGGCAAATCAGACAAAACATAAAGTAGAAAGATTCAAGCGAACAAGGTTCGTTAAATCTCAGTTAAAAGGTTGGGTCGAAATTGACAAATCTGACCGAGATTGGGATTCAGGAATTTCAGAAGCTAAAATGGATAAATTAATAAATGATGAAATCAATCGAATGGAGGCCCTACATGGCTAATTTAAAATTAAAAGACTTATATAATGAACTTTCTAAAAAGCCAAATAGTCCTTTGGCCTATATTGCAAATGTAATATTCACCCGTTATGGACGAAACCGAAAAGCAATGCTTCAGGGACTTTACAATATTGTAAATGGTGGCCCTCGACATTATTGGGCAAAATGTGAAGTTACTTTTGCTCCGTTTTCTACCGATGTAGTTCTTGCCACAAATCTTGAGGCAAACGGACGAAAGCTCAGAGAGATTGATATTGGAAATTTAGAATTTTATGCATAAGGAGAATAATATGAATGCACTTTATACAAAAGATTATTTAACAAACGAAGGACTTATAACCTTAATGGAAAAATTAGCCAATAATTATGATTGTTGGATTGATTCCATTAAAGACCGAAATGGCAAAGACAGCGATTATCGTGATTTGCAAGCTGAGAATTTCAGGAAGAATCTGAAAGTGGAACTCACCCGTAAGTATATTAAGGTAATTACTGATAGTTATGTATGGGGATTTATTGTCCGAGAGAATGACAGCGTTAAGTGTTCAACTTCAGAAGCTTATTTTTCTCGGGGAGATATTTTAAAAGGAATAGGTCAAAAACAGACTTTCAAAAAATATAGTTTGGGTAACATTATTCATGGTAATCCTAATAACTATGATAAGCCAAACCCAGATTATCCAGATTTTAAAACCTATTGGACAGGAGCCAAATAATGATGATAAAAAATAATACATTAAATGAAATTAAAAACTGTGAACCAAAACGTCAAGAAGCACTTAACTATGTCGTTAAGAATTGTTCTGAGTATATGGTTACACCTGAAGGCAACGAACATTGGCTTTGTGGAACTGTTATCGTAACCCATTGGGCTCACGATACTGGTTATTCAAGAAAATATATGGGTCTTGCTTTCCCAGATAATTTTGAGTCATGGTCTTTTAACAATAACAAATCAGCTAAAGAAGCTTTTCAAACACATCACGAAATGGAGAACGCATAATGAGTGGAAACGGAAATTATATGTTAGAATCTAATATTGAATGGCAACAGGAACAACTTGTTGAACATATCAACAAATTAAATGAAATGACCAAAGCTCGTGGAGCAGTTGGTTTCTTAACAAACAATTTAAATCATTGGGCAAGTTATGGTGTTTACAACATCGGACAATTCCAGTTATACTTAGAACGTGAGTTTGAACACAATGTAAGAAAGGATGAAAGGAGAAATTAATGAAAGACCCCTTTACATTAGGTGTTGTTTTAATAGGTAGTATAGGAGTGTTAATACAATTAGCAATCCTAGTATATGTAATCAGTTTTTTTCAATACATTTAGGAGCAACAAATGACCAATAGAGAACTAGCAAAAGAAATAATGGGTATGATTGTGTTCTCAGTATCCCTTCTAATTTTAACGATTTTAATGTTGGTACTGTAATATAATGGCATTTATTTTCCCTTTATCAACGAAAACAATGAC